CCGAATGCCGCTGTTGGAGGCTTCCCTCAGGAGGTCGTCATAGGTGACGTTTATCGTCCTTCGCCCCCTTCCCTTTCAAGCTCCTTGTTCCGGTCATGATTGGCGGCAGCCTCAAAGGTTTCGGGGTTTGCCGCGAACTTCTCTGCCAGCTCTTCTCCGATGCTTGAATAATGCTTCGTTTTCTTATTTGATTGCTTGAAATTATCTTTGGACAATGTAGGGATGTCATCTACTTCGGAAATAGGCCGAAGATCTGAATCAGAGTCCTTCTCGCTTGATTCGTTGCGTAGACGAGCTTCGTTCATATCCTCATCGGAAATCACGATAGGCTCATTCCATCGAGGATTCCGCTTTGCTGCTCCTGCTGCCAATCTGATTGCCAGCTCATGAATGAGCTCCTCATCTGTGGCATCACGAAGAGCGTCGGAAGATTCTGATTTTCTCAAATCATCGTCATCGATAAGACCCACCGCGACAAGACCGTCGATAGCTGATCCACCGTAAGCTCGCGCAATCTTTACCACGTTTTGCGGGGATAACTTATCTGGGAGTTGTCGGTAGAGAGACGATGGGACGATGCCTGCATTGTCGGCCACGGTGTTTTGACTGTCGTTTCCGACTGTTTCCTGGTACCACTGTTCAATGTTCATGTTTTGCATTATGCAACATTTTCTGTTTCTTTGCAACACGCCGTGTTTTGCATTTCGCTTGACTTATTTCGCATTGTGCATTTTAATAATTCGCAGAACGCAACACCAAGGTTGCGAGATGCAAACCACTGAAAGGAGGTTGCCTGAGATGGCTTACGCGATGACCTTTAAACCGGATTTCCTCGAGCGCTGCAAGCGCATGAGCGGGCTGAAATCCAATGCGGCTTTCGCCGGCGCTATCGGCGTCAGCGAAAGCGTGCTGTCGAAAGCAATGCACACCAACATCGTCTCCCCGACGATGATTGTCGGATTCAACCGCGCATTCGGCTTCACGCCAGGTGAAATAGCCGAAGTGACCGAAATACCGGACAAGGATCTCAAACCTGAGGCGGTGGAGTGATGGTTAGGACATACCGGCTTGGCGGCGCGGAACGTGAGAGGGCCCGTGCGCTGATTCGTATTCTCAGCATCGACATGGATCGTGTCAGATGGTTGGACGGCCACCCGATGACGGTTCGCGTGTTTGATGACGGCAAATGCTGGGTCGAATACACGGGACTCGTCGTCTGCGACAAGGAAGACATCGATTTCTGTCTCCGTAGGCTCGAGCCCGTGGATGTCGGGCCGGGGTCTATAGGGACAGGATCCGGGAATGCCGGAACAGGATTCTTCGCGAGGATACGCGGATGTCTCTCGATTTCGAGGTCTCGACCATCGCGACGATGACGGTGCCGGACTCATGGCGCTTGAGCTTGGAGGCTCCACGGTATTCGACGATAGCGCCGCCCGTCGGCGTCACCCGAATGTCTCGTTCGGTGAGCCACCCGTTGTTGCGCAGTATCCACCCGTCCCCATCCGTCTTCTCTACTCCCCAATCGGTCGAGAGGTACAGGCGTCGTTCCGCGTCGAATGACAGTAGCAACGCCGTCAATCCCATCCAGTTGTCCGCCAGCCATTTCCACATGGCTCAGATTCTAGCCACAAAAAAATGCCGCCGATTGGAGCGGCGGCGAATGTCAGATTGAAAGAAGGTCCAAAATGACTGAATCCAATGTACAGCCCTTCGAGTTTCGGGGCAACCCGGTCGCCACGGTGACCACCGGGAACGGGACGGTGCTGTTCTGCGCGAAGCACGTCGCCACCGCACTCGGATACAGCAACACCCGTGACGCAATCAGGAAGCACTGCCGTCATATCGATGGGGTCGCGAATCGCTACCCCATCACCGACAGCCTCGGCCGCACCCAACAGGCCGTATTCATCACCGAAGGCGACGTGTACCGCCTCATCGCCAGCAGCAAGCTCCCCAGCGCGGTCGAGTTCGAGCATTGGCTGTTCGACGAGGTCGTACCCCAAATCCGTCGCACCGGCGGTTACATTCCCCAGGGCGAGACCCCGGAGGAGACGATGGCTCGCGCGGTGCTCATCGCGCAGAAGACCATCGAAGAACAACGGAAGCAGTTGGACGAGCAGAAGCCGAAGGTGTTGTTCGCGGACGCGGTGGCCACGAGCAAGAGGAGCATTCTGATCGGCGAATTGGCGAAGATCCTCAAACAGAACGGCGTGAAGACCGTCCAGAACCGGTTGTTCAAACAATTACGTGAGGACGGTTTCCTGATGAAGCGCAACGGGAACCCGAACATGCCCACACAGAAGAGCATGGAACTGGGGTTGTTCGAGGTCAAGGAAACATCGATCGCCCATTCGGATGGTCATGTGTCGTTGAACTTCACGACGAAGGTCACGCCCAAGGGCCAGCAGTACCTCATCCAGAAGTATCTGGGCTGCACTCCCCTTGACCTGGAAGCGGGTGCGTGATGGCCGGTAGTCAAATCGAATCGTCTCTTGACGGCTGGCCGATCGCCAAGGTGGCGAGCTTCCTCGGTGTCTCGAAGGGCAGTCTCTACGTGTGGTCGTGCCACGACAAGTGGGGAGGCCGGTATCCGCCCGCGCCGAAACGCGTAGGCCGCAGGCTCGTTTGGAATCCACAGGAGGTCATCGACTACCGGGACCGGCGGTGCGCGATAAGCCGCAAGGAGCTGGTCTACGGCGAATAAGGGTTTCCCGGATTCAAAACCGGGAGAAAAGGAAGAGGTGCCGGCGTCGCACTGTCCAAGGTTCACGCCGGCACCAACATCACCAATCACATTGAAAGGAAAACAAGTGATGTCAGGACACAAGATTACCGGAATCCACGCCATCGGCGTCGAGATCCCGAAGGGAATGTCATTCAAGGAGCTCATGGAGCAGCTGCTTGAGGGAGGAGAGGCTGAGTTGGAGAAGGAGTTGGACGAGGAGACGCGCCAGCCGGAAACCGGCAAGTGTCCCTGTCCGGCGTGCGATCCGGACAAGGACACCGTGGAGGAAAGATTGTTCCATCCGGTCGATCAGTGGCAGCACGCCGTCGATGTGGCCAGTGACATGCATGACGCGGCCGGCTCTCTCGAACACGCGCTGTTCGAGCTGGGTGAGAACCAGTTGGCGTTCGAGGCGTCGATGATCCTCAGCCAGTCGCTGACCCTGCTGAGTGCCATCCAACGCAAGCGCAAGGAGGTTGCGGAATGAGCATCGAAGCATTGCGCAAAAAGAAGCGTATGCGCCGACCCCGGCCGAGGTTAACGGACGGGCAGAAATCGGCCGTGCTGCTGGCTCTCACGTTCGCTGAGGGGTGGCTGGTCGGTTTCGCCGGCACGCACAGTCGCATCCCAAGTCCGGTCGGCACGCCGCAGTGGATGATAACCGGCTCGCTCGCATTGGCGGTCGTATTGCCGCTCATGTTCGTGGGAATCCTGTTGAAGTGGGGCGCTGATGGAACAGCCAAGTGAGTTCACGCTCTGTCTGCCGGGCGACCCGGTGCCGAAGGGGCGTCCCCGCGTCTACAACGGGCACGCGATGACGCCGAAACGCACCGTCAGGGCGGAGGAACGCCTGTTCGCCGAATTCCGGTTGAAATACCCGCAGGCGAAACCATACCAGTGCCCGGTCAGGTTGGAGGCCGAATTCTGGATGAGCCATCGCGGCCGCCCGGATCTCGACAACCTGCTGAAGCTGGTTTTGGACTCGCTGAACGGCGTCGCCTACGTGGATGACGCGCAGGTCGTTGAATCCCACGCCACCAAGCGCATGCCCGACCTGTGGGTGTACGGAGCCAAAGGCAAATACCGGAAACGCAAGAGCGGTGATCCGTACACGTGTTGCGGGCATGAGTACGAACCACATCTCTATATCCGTATCAAACCGCTCCCGGAATGGGAGCCGGAGGAAAGGAGACAATCATGAAGCAGCCGAAGATGATACAGGAGACGTTGATCGATGACGAGGACCTGTCCGCGGACATCGCCGACCTCGTGCCGGTCTCCTCGAAAATCACGGATGCGGCCGCGACCTACATCGGCAAGGTGTCGAAGAAGTTCGGCGACGAGACGATTGCCGGCGACAAGCTGCGAATCCTGAACAAGACCAGCGAGCTGGCGCAGGAGGTCGTGAAGGCCGGTGCGGCGATCAACCGGCTGCTGCGCAACCCGCGTCAGGCGATGGCCGAACTTGTGGAGGCCGAAGTCAAGCAGCGTGAGCTTGAAAGGCTGGCGGCCCGACCGCCGAAGCATAGGCGTCGCATTCCACGCAACCCACGTTTCCATGGGACCAAGTGCCATGCCTGACCGGCGTCTCTATATGCCGCGTTGCAGGACATGCGGTCCGCTCGGCAGGCCCACCGGCCTGGACGAGGCGGTCACCTGCTGCAACCGGCATACGAATCAGACCAAACATCAGACGGCGTGGTATCCCACCCACGCCCAAATCATCGTGAAAGGCACATCAAATGACTGCGAATGACACGTCAACCATTGAAACCACGGAGGCCGTGAACCCGGACGGGGAATTGCGCCAAGGATTGTTCGCCGCGCAGGCGGCGCGCATCGTCGAACTGCAGGCCGAGATCGCCAGCCGACAGGAGGAAATCGACAATCTCAAATCCCTGATTCTCGACTCGCATCCGGTCGGCACCTACCAGGCCGGCAACCTGAAGGTGCAGGTCAAGCCGGGCGCGCGCCGCATCAACGCCGGCACGTTCGAAAAAGCCTACCCGGCCACCAAGTATCCCGGAGCCTACCAGTTGAAGCCGCGCCCGCTCAGCCAGTTGGAGAAGCTGCTGTCGGCGGACGCGGTGGCCGATTACGCGATGAGCGGCAAGCCTATGGTGGTGGTCTCATGAGCGCGGAACTGTCCAGCCTGGGCATCGCCCAGATCGTGGAAAGCGTCATCGCCGACTACGACCTGCGTGACGAGGACGGCAACGAGCTGACCGACGACCTGTACGTCATCCGCTCCGAACGGCTCGACGAGCTGGGCCTCACCGTCGCCAGACGCATCCACAAGGCCATACGCGAACTGGAGGCGCAGGGCAAGACCGGCTTCCCCGTGCATTCGATGGCCTTCGGCAGCATGCCGGTAACCATCGCGAAGGACGGCGACCGCACCTACACGCTGCGCTTCGACAATTCGGACGAGGCGGTGGCTATTACACGGCTCAGCAAAACCGCGTTGGCGGACATTAGGAAACAGATCAACGAGTTTTTGAAGGAGGTGAAGAACCATGAGCATGAATGACGCCATTCTCGCCGTAGCACAGGCCCAACAGGGTGATGCGATTCCCGTGGACATACCGCCTATGACGCAAACAGCGCCCCTTATGGGCAAGCCGCCAAGCACTCCGAAAACCAAGGTGGATACGGTGGAGGAACCACTGTTGTGGCCGAAGATTCGCCAGCTCATCGAAGCGGATATCGCCAACGCTCCGCGCGAACTGCAGCGTGAGATAGGCCCGTCCGAACTGGGCACGGACTGCGTGCACTGCCTCGCCGCGAAACTGGCGGGCTGGCCGGAGCGTCGCTCCCCGGGCTGGCTGCCGTTCATCGGCACGTGCGTCCACGCGCATTTCGAAACCATGTTCTATGACCTGAACGGGGAGCCGGCGTTCCAATTCCCCTACACGAGCGAGGACAACGTGACCGAGCTCGTGGAACGGTGGCGCTCGGAGTACCGGGTCACCGTAGGCCGGTTGCAGGGTTTGCACGGCGGCTACGACGTGACCGGCAGCATCGACCTATGGGACCGCAAAACCCGCAGCACCATCGACTGGAAGATAGTCGGCAACACGACCGTCACCAAGGTCAAGGCCCACGGCCCCTCGCAACAGTACCGGGTACAGGCCTCACTCTACGGCATGGGTCTGCAGAACGAGGGCGAACGAGTGGAGCGCAACTGCATCTACTTCCTGCCCCGCAACAAGACCAGTCTGGGTGATGCTTTGCCCTGGGAGACGAGGTTCGACCCGGAGCCCGGCAAATGGGCGTTGGCCCGGGCCCAGCTGCTCGTCAACCTCATGGACATCATCGAACAGGCGGACGGCGTGGACGTGCGCGACAGTTGGATAAAGCAACTGCCAGCGGCGGGCCCCGACAAGTGCTTCTCATGCAAGGGGCGCGTGTGGCCGGATATGAGCGCGCTTCCCGAGTTCGACGAGAAGCCGTGGCCGGACGTGCCCGACAAATGGCTCCAACTCATCCCCCTAATCGAATCCGAATACCAATTCACCAAGTAAAAACAACGAAAGGAACACGACAATGTTCGGACAACCACAACCACAGTACGGTTACCCGCAGCAGGGGTACGGCTACCAGCAGCCCCAACGACAGCCCGCCCAGTTAAGCTCGCTCGGCGACCTGCTCGCCGGCAACAGCGCCAAAGCGTACTTCGGCGCGAACAGCCAGCCCGGAGACTCGGTGACCGGCGTCATCGAGAAAATCGAGACCACGCAGGTCAACGACTTCCAGACCAAGCAGCCGGCGTTCTGGAACGACGGGCGTCCGAAGGAGCAGATCCACGTCATCATCCAGACCCAACTGCGCGACCCGAGCGTAGAGGAGGACGACGGCCGCCGCTCACTCTGGGTCAAAGGTTGGGGAATCCAGTTGAAGGCGTTTCGCGATGCCTGCCGTCAGGCGGGCGTGAAGATCCCGAAGCCGGGCGACACCATCACGGAACGGTTCGTGGGTCTCGGCCAGCGGGGCGACGCGCCCCAACCGCCGAAGGTGTTCGAATTCCACATCGAACCCGCGTCCAGCGTCAACAGTCTCGTCAACGGAAGCCAACCCCGGCAGCCTGTCCAGCAGGGCTCCCAGCAGCCTCCCGTGCAGCAGTCCCAGCAAGACTACCCGCAGCAGCAGTACGCTCCCCAGCAGCCCACGCAGACCCCGAATCAGGGGTATCAGCAGCCTCCGGTCGACCCATGGAACCCGCCGACGCAGCAGCAGCCGCAGCAGCCCGCCCAGCCGGTACAGCTCGGCCAGCCACAGCAGCAGGCTGATCCGATGAAGGTCAACCAGTTGAAGGCCGTGGGCAAAAGCCCGCAGGAGATCGCCGCATTGTTGGGCGTGCCGGTCGAAGCGGTCACCGCCGTCACCGACCAGGCGCAACCCCAATACCACGGGGGTTCCGAACAGATGCCGGAAACAGGTGAATTCTAATGGACGAACTGCTGAAACACCTGCAGAACCAATAGGTCGAACTGGTGAAGGACATGGATTCCCTCGCCTCCGATCAGGTCGGTTTCCGTGACGTCGACTCGGAAAGCCTCCAGCTCATGAGCGTGAGACTCGTGCTCCTGGGCTGGCACAAGAGCAAGGATTCCGACAAGGACTGAGTCCAGTCCCGACCGCCGTAGCCGTATCCAAGCGGCCGGCACGCATGCAAAGGCGTGCACGGCACCACACATATTCACATCACGTCAAAGGAGTTCCAGGAATGACCGACATCTACGGATACGCGACGGCCGCACCCATGTACCGTGCGGCGGGCTGGATGCAGGTCATCCCCCTGCCGGAAGGCCGCAAGACCCCGCCGCCCAGCGGGTTCACGGGACGCAGCCGCAAACCCGTCACCGACGAGCAGATACGGCTCTGGTCGCAGGCGACCCCGGACGCGAACACGGGAATCGTCATCCCCGAAGGCGTATTGGTGTTGGACATCGACGCCGCACAAGGCCATCAGGTCAAGGCGGACGGGGCGAAAGGCATCAGCGAGCTCTCGCAGGAACTGGGCGTATTGCCGGCCACGTGGAGCAGCACGGCGCACGGCATCGACAGCCCGGCACGCCACCTGTTCTACAAGGTGCCCGAAGGGCTCGCCTGGAAGGGCGGAGCCATCGAGGGGGTGGACATCCTGCAACCCGGCCACCGGTATTCCGTGGTCTGGCCGTCGATCCACCCGAGCGGCGAAATGTACTGCTGGTACACGCCAAGCGGCGCATTCGCCAGCACACTCCCCCACATCTCGGATCTGGCGACACTGCCATGGAAGTGGGTGGACTACCTGCGCAAACCCGACAACATGGCGAACCTGACACATTCAAACCCGTCGACCACTCCAATCGCCTCTAATCCGAGGGGATACGACGACCGCATGTGCAAGGCCGTCAACACGTTCCTCAACAAGACGCTCGCCAACCCCGCTTCCAAAGGCTCAAGGCATGACACCACGCTGCAGGCCGTCTGGGCGTTGGTGAACTTCGCGCAGGAAGGCCATCGTGGAGCGCTCGACGCCATCAGCCAATTGAAGCCACGGTTCATCGCCGAGGTGGCCCCCGACCGTCAAGGCAAGGAGCGTGAGGCGGCACGCGAATGGGCCAGCATTCTCAGTGGCGCGATGGAGAAGGTCAACGGCGTGCAATCGCATGTGGATCCGTGCGAGCAGTCGAAAATCGAACGCATGACGCCCGGCGAGTTCGACGAACTCATCCAAAACGCGGCTGCGAGTCAAATGGAGGAAAGTCACCCGGAAGCAGTTCAAAACACTGGAACAATGCCGGTTCAAGCCGGTTCAACACCCGTCGCATCGGTTCAAAACGGTTCAATGGAAAGTCACGAGGCAAGTAAAAACGCCTCCTCCAGCTGGCAGTTCGAAGACCTCACCCAGCTCGCTTCCGGCATTGAACTGCCGCCCACGCCCACCGTGTTCCAACGAGAGGACGGCCAAGGCCTCTTCTATAGGGGCGCGGTCAACGACCTGCACGGCGAACCCGGCTGCGGCAAAAGCATGCTCGCCCAGATCGCCACCGCCCAGGAACTCAAACAGGGACATGACGTGATCTATATCGACTATGAGGATTCCGCCAGAAACGTCGTCAAGCGTCTCCTGCTGCTCGGCGTGACCGGCGAACAGATCGTGCAGCATTTACACTACGTGCGGCCCAGCGCCAAGCCGAGCAGCCCCACCAGCCTCGACGGCTGGAAGGAAACCCTCGACTACGCGGACACGGCCACGCTGGCCATCATCGACGGCGTCACCAGCTGCCTCGCCTACGCCGGCCTCGACAGCAACTCAGGGGATGACATCGCCGCCTGGTACAACACCATGCCACGACTCATCAGCGCCTGTGGGCCAGCAGTCGTACTCATCGACCACGTCGTCAAAAGCAAGGACAACCGGGGCCGCTACGCCGGCGGCAGCATGCAGAAACTCGCACTCATCGACGGCATCAGCTACTCGGTGGACATGACCAAACCAGTCGGCAAGGGCGTGCGCGGCACCATCGTCATCAAATCAGGCAAGGACCGCATCAGCGAGATCGAGGAGCATTGCGCCGTCAGCTGGAGCAGCAACGGCAGCCACCTGCGCGAAGCCGCACGCATCGAAATCAACAGCACGGATCCGAAACTCATGCGCGTCACCATCGCACGCCCCAACATGATGCCCAGCGATGAAACCACGCGACAGCGCGGCCTCGAACGACCCACCGGGCTCATGGAGAAGATCAGCCGGATCATCGAGAACGCGCCCGAGGAGCCGAACCAGACCGAGATCATCGAACTGCTGAAGGACGACGGTTCAAGCGCCCGGAAGACCACCGTGCTCACCGCCATCAACCGGCTGCTCGAGGGCGAGTGGATCAGCAACCGCTCCGGACGAAACAACCGGAACATCTACGCCAGCGTCAGACCATACCGGCAGATGGACGACCCGAAATCGGACGCTTTCGTGGATCGGATGAGCAGGGAGGAGGCGAGCGAATTGGATAAGGAAAACCATCTCGAAATCTAGTTGTTCCCGTTGTTCCCAGTTGTTCCGAGTTGTTCCCGGAACAACTGGAGTAGCGATGTCCAGCTGTTCCCAGCACTCCCCACCCACACTACGTGTGTGGGTGGGTGCGGGAACAACTGCGACTCGGCCCTCCGGAACAGCAAAAAAAGCACGTCAACGACACTAGTTGTTCCCAATCAAGAAAACGTCAGAAAGGAGACCGGAAGATGGCACTCACATTCAGGGAGCAGATCGAAGCGACCGCATGGGAGCTTGGCAATGGAGAGGGAACCACGCCCGAGCTTCGAAAGCGCTTCGATGCGGATTCTGAGACCCCGAACTTCGATCCGACCAAGGCGTTGGAGATGCTGCACATACTCCAGCTCATCAACTACAAGCAAGCCGGCAAGGGACGCGGACGCGCCCGCTGCCACTATCTGAAGAAACCCGAATACGGACTACTCAACCTCAATGAGCCGAAACCAGCTCCCAAAGACGAGCGGGAGCGGGAAAACCGCATCCAATGGGCCAAGGACTTCCGCGTCATCGCCGACTGGCTCGACGCGAACTGTTACACGACTGAAAGCGAGGAAGCATGAAAGAATCCGTCACCATCCAATACCGCTGTGAGGATGCTGACACCAATCTGGTCGAAACCATCCCAATCGCCTCCATCGGCATCGACCAGTGGAGTCAAGGCCATCCCGACCTGTTCAACCTCGACCGGAGAGGCCATCACGGCCGCCGTATGCTCAGCGTACTCATCACCGCCTGCGAAGCGGTGCTGCATGAAATCCAGGACATCAAATGGGAGGACTGACCCATGGCCGGACCGATTGACGTGATTCAACGGGCGCTCAGCGCACTGGCCTCAGCGGGATTGGGCAGCGAGTCGCCGGCAGAGGCGTATGTGCTCGGCTACCAGGCCGGCTGGCGGGAAGCGCTCGACCTGTGCATACGAATCGAAACGGCAATCAACAACGAAACGGAGGAAACAAATGAGCATCATCGACCGTGAGATAGAAGCCCGGGAACAACGCGACCCCTCGTACGTCGACGCCGACTTGCAATGGGCATGGGCAAGAGGATACAAGGCCTGCGCAAACCGCGAAATCACCGAGGAGGAGATTGCCGCCGCCATGGACGAAACCCGAAAGTTCATCGCGCTTCCTGGCGCATGGCTGGAAAACATCATCAGAACCGCCTTCAACGCGGCGAGGAGAAAGGCGACGGAGGAATGAGCAGCCCACGCGCCCGTGAACGCAAGCCCGCATGGCTTCGCGCGTTCATCCCGAAAACGAGTCCCCTCGTGACCGCCGTCTGCGAGGGGTGCGGCCTGTACGTCATCGAGGATCGGGAAACCGTGTGGGAGTCGTGGGATTACGGGTGTGTGGCGGGTGACGACCTGACCGTGGCGATAATCCTCGGCCGGCCGTTGACCCGCGTCACGTGGCTTCCCTCCGTCGGCCACCCGCTGCTCCGTAGCACCTGCGGAGATGCAGGCATCAGACCGGACGGCCAGTATCTGGCCATGCACATGTGTCATCTCGCCCGGATAAGCGTCAAACCGTTCAAACCGCCGAAACGGGAACGCCCGCCAGGCAAGCCATGGGGCGGGCCGAAACTGTCGAAGCAGGAGATATCCGAATTCAAACGCATATGGAACATGCCATACAGCCAGCTCAAACATGAGAAAACCCCAACCAACAAGGTCGGCCAGGGCGATGAGAAGCAAACATTATTCTAGCCGACCAGCCGGAAGGGGCCAACGTGAACTGCCAGAACTGCAAAACGATAACCGAAGAGGGATATTCACTGTGCGAGACGTGCGAACTGCGGTTCGCCGGCACGCTCCTGCGACTGGCGCGCGACGTCACGCCGTTGCATGACTCGTTGGACGCGACCCTGCATCCGGGCGGGCATTCGCCCACGCGAATCCAGACCGCCACTCCCCCGACTCCAATCAGGCTCGACGTGCTCGACCTGATCGACATGCTCGACGCCACGGCCCGTGAACTATGGCGTTGCCTCGACGGCATCGACGCCTTGGACTGGCGCAAAGACAAACGCAACGAGGATCTGAAGGCCACGCTCATCGCATGCGCAGGCCACCCCAGGCTCGCCACGTTCGCGGACGCGGGCTTCTACATGCACGTCGTTGACGGCATCGCACGCAAAGTCGATGCTGCGCTGGACCCGCCGGAGCAACGCCGCGAGATAGGAACCTGCGAACTATGCGAGACCATGCTCACCGCAGGAGCCAACGACCAGTGGGTCACATGCCCCGTATGCGGGCGCGAACAGCGAGCGCAGACCGTAAAACTGCGCAGGCTCAAGACATTGTGTTGGGATGATTCCGAGCGAGGTTCGGCGGCGGACATCTCCAAGGCATTCGCCATCTCGGGGCTCAAGGTCAGCCGTAAGACCATCACCACGTGGGAGCAGCGCGGCAAACTGCCCCGTCATGCGGATGGATACGCCTACTGCGACGTGTACCGGCTGCTCATCGGCCCCGATTTGACAAAATCCGTTAGGTGAAGCCATAATATGCAGTGGCAGAAGTGTCGAAAACCCAGCTCAAGTGGCTGGGTTTTCGCGTATCTATGCTTTGTTCTTGCGTGGCCTTCCTCCGCCGACACCACGTCCCGGACGTTGAGCGTTCCATTCATCGATGGTCTCAGGCAGCCAGCCCCGAGTGCGGCCTATGGTCGCGTCGGGTTCGGGGAGTTTGAGGTTGAGCAGGCCGCCGCTGGTGATGCCGAGTCGTTCGGCGACCTGCTTGACGCCGAGGTATTCAGTCGTCATTGCCGCCCCTTCTGTCCATGAGGAGTGTGGCGATGCTCCAGATGCCCGCGGCGAGTCCGAACAGTCCGGCCTGCCATGGTTTTCCGGCGAAGCCGAGCGTAGCCGACGTCAGGCCGCATATGATGCCGCATGCCGCGAATATGGTGCTTGTCTTCATAGTGGTCATGAAATAGGATGGAACCGGAGGGTTCCGGGCAATAGGAGTGCTCGGAACCCTCTTGTCATCTGCCGTGCCTAGGTGGCCTTCTGAGCGAGATGACCAGCGCCGCCAGTGCGATGATGTTGCTCACCGCCGAGCTGATGGCGCTTACGATGTCCGTCCATTTCATGTTCACCTCCTTTCATTGGCCGATATAACTATAGTAACATAATATCTATAGTTTTGCAAGTCGAATGAACGCAACATGCCGAAAGGTAGACGATTCATGGTCGGACGGACACGCAAGACCACACGCCAATTCGAGAAGGACAAGGCCGCATTCTTCGCCCAATGCAAGGCGAGCCATGCAGTCTGCTGGCTCTGCGGAATGCCCATCGACTACGAGTCGACGAAGAACACTACCGATGACAGCTTCAACCTCGACCACATGTTCCCCGTCAGCAAGCATCCCGAACTTCAATTCGACCCAGCAGGCTTCAAACCGAGCCACACCAGCTGCAACCGCTTGAGAGGCAACCAAGATCCGCCAGCGCCAATCGGAACACTAAGCAGGCAATGGATTAAGACAGCATGAGCAAGGAGACAGCAATGCAACAGCCAGTCAACCTAACGCTCACCGCAGAAATTAATGACAAGACATTCCCCATCGGCTCATTCACCGTCAACATCCCGATCAACGTCACCCACACCGAGGCCACCACCTTCAAGGTAGGAGACGCATACACCACACTCATCACGCCCAAGCCACCAAGCACAGACGAACTCATCACACGATTCACAAACGCAATCAAAGCATTCAAAACAGCATTCGAAACCAACCCCGACGAGGTAGGGGCGGTGAAATCCTGAAAACCACCCCGAGCCGACCCACGTCCCGCGTGGTTGGTCTTTCTCTCCCCGATGATGTTTTTTGTTGATGGGTCGCGCGCGAAGGAGGCGTTTTCATGGCTGCGAAATTTCCGAAGAGTTCGGTGGCGGAGGCTTTGGAGCGTTCGCTGAAGAATACCGACCTCAAGGCCGTGAATTCGGCGGTGGTTGCCGCTGCTCGCGTGCTTGCGGCTCGGATTGATTCGGTTCGCGAGACGGGTTTCATTGATGAGCACGGGAAATTGGATAACGTCTCATTGCCGACTTTTCTCAAGTATTGCCAGAGCCTTGGTTTGACGGTGGATGCTCCGGCTAAGGTGGGGCGTCCGGCGAAGCCGAAGCCTGAGCCGAAGGCCGAGGCGCGTAAGAGTGACAAGGTCGTGCAGATGGATGATTTCATGAAGCGTTTCGGCTAGGAGGTGTCCGATGGCGTCTGAGAGTCTTACGGTTTTCGGTGCCATCGACGATGAGAGGCATGGTGTGACCCTGCCGCGCATCTTCACGCCGCCGCTCAGGCCGTTGACGAAGGAGACCTCGAATGGGTTCTCGGTGATCGCGTTCGCGGAGATCATGCTGCACGTGCATCTTTATCCTTGGCAGCAGTGGCTGCTGGTGCATGCCTTGGAGCTGCTGGAGGATGGCAGTTACCGTTTTCGCAAGGTGATTGTGCTTGTGGCCCGTCAGAATGGCAAGACCACGCTGATGGGCGTTTTGGCCGCATGGTGGCTGTTCGTCGATTCGAACAAGCATCCCGACCGTGTGCCGCCAGTTAAATTTCTGGTGGTCGGTGCCGCGCAGACGTTGGACAATGCGAAAGGCCCGTACAATCAGGTCAAGGAGTGGTGCAATCCTCAGCCTTCTACCGATGAGGAAGAGGATCTGGTCATTCCCGATCTCGCCGCGATGACGCAGAAATTCGTCAACACCAACGGCGAGGAAGCGATCATCACGAGGAGCAAGGCTCGGTATATCGTCCGCGCCGATAAGAACATCCGCGCGAAGAGCGCCGCCCGCGTCGTGTTCGACGAGTTGCGTGAGCAGCATACGGACGATGGCTGGAATGCCGTCAGCCAGACCACGAAGGCCGTCTGGTCGAGCCAGTTGTGGGGCATTTCCAACGCTGGCGACTATCGCAGCGTGGCATTGCGCAAGCAGGTGGACAAGGGTCGTAAGCTTGTTGACGAGTGGACTCGTCTGAGCGCCGACGGTGGTGATCCGGCCGACGTGTTCCTGTCCGGCGAACAGGATGGCAGCTTCGGATATTTCGAGTGGTCTGCGCCTGACAAGTGTCCGGTGGATGATGCCGACGCTATCCGGCAGGCGAATCCGTCGCTCGGCTACGGTCCGATGACCGTCATGTCGGTTCGTTCCGATATTGACGGCATGACCGAGGCCGCTTTCCGCACCGAGGTCCTGTGCCAGTGGGTGACGGCTGACATCATTCCTTTCATCAACCCGAAAATGTGGGCCAGCGGCATCGACTCGCGTTCCACGATTCCGGACGAGAATCGAGTGGTGCTGTCCGTGGACACGAGCGCGGACAGGAAGACCACGTATGTGGCCGCTGCCGGAATGCGTGCGGACGGGTTGCCGCACGTGGAGTTGATCGCTCGCCGTGACGGCATGCTGTGGGTGCCGCATTATCTTGACCTTTTGCAGGAGCGTTGGCCGCATGTCACGGAGATCGCCGTGCAGGGCAAGGGCTGTCCGGCAGTGGACTTCATCGATCCACTCACCGAAAAAGGCTGGAACGTGCATCTCATCGAAGGCTTCCGGCTGGGCGCGTGCTGCGGCCGCTTCCACGACCGCGTGCGCGAGGGCAAGCTACGGCATCTTCCGCAGCCCGCCATCGAACAGCAGGTTTCCGTGGCCGTGTCCCGAAGGCTCGGCGAAGTCGAGGTGTGGGACCGCACCAAGTCCGCATTGCAGATCAGCGGCCTAGTGGCCGAATCGCAGGCGCTATACGCGTTGGAGACCATGCAGGCTGAAACGCTTAAACCGAAATACGAGCCCTCGCAAGGCGTGAGGGTCAGATTCTAGATTCTTCACAAAGAGGGGAGTATTGATGGGATTCCTTGACCGGCTCCTCCACAATAACGCAGCAGCTATCGGCATGAAGATGGCCGAGGCAGACGCACATCCGACGCCAGCGACAAGCATTCCACTCGCCAACGGCGACAGTTGGCCGTCCGACATGGACTTTTACGGGTACGCGTCCGGCGCCTACTGCAGGGAGTATGCGGTGCGTGTCGTGGTGGACTTCATCACCCGCAACATCGCCTCGCTGCCATTCAAGGTGTATCGGAAGAACGCCGATGGGGATGCCGAGGAAGTCTCCGACGGCGCTCTTGCCGATTTGATGAAGCGTCCTTCTCCTCTTCCTGGAATGACCCGCTACCGTTTCATCAGCACGCTGCTTCGTGACATGCTGCTCGATGACCGGTGGCTCATGCTCCTAGGCGTGAACGGTGGACGTTTCACACTCAGGCGCATACCGTCGGACTGCTATCAGCTTTCCGGCAACGCTTTCGGCGAGATTACCGGCGTGAATCTGCTGACGATGGACAGTCAGCAGGCCATGCGTTTCGATCTGCCTGATCCTCGCGTGCATTTGGACGTCGGCTTCATCTCCGGCCTCCAGTTCGGCGATAGTATGACCAACGTGCTTCGTCCGCTCTTGGCGGAGGCGAAGGCGATGGCCAATTACCGGCGTGGCATCGCCAAGAACGGCATGCAGGCCGGAGGCTACGTCTTCCGGCCGAAGGAGATGCCGTGGCTGTCGCAGGAGGATTACGACGATTTCACCAATGGATTGCGTAATTTCATTCAGAATGGTGGCCGTGAGGGTGGCTGGCCTGTCCTGAAGGACGGCATGGAGATGCGCCCTTTGGACAATGTCTTCAAACCGGTGGATGTGAACGATTTGGAGGCGCGCGACCGTATCAATATCGCGGTGTGCAATGCCTTCCAGATTTCGCCGGAAAACGTCGGCTTCCGAACCGGCACCAATTCCAACATCAGCGCGTTCAAAGAGCAATTGTGGAATGTTGAGCTGATGCCATACATCGTGGCATTGGAAGAGGCGCTGAATCTGAGCCTTCCCGAGGCCGTGGGCGAGCCTGACTGCTACATCAAGGCCAACGTTGACGCGAAACTACGTGGAACCACGTCCGAACAGTATCAGGCGCTTTCCACGGCTACCGGACGTCCTTTCATGACCACGAATCAGGCGCGTCAGATTCTGGACATGCCGCGCGTGCCAGGTGGTGACCAGCTCATCACGCCATTGAATGTGAGCGAGGGCGGCCAGCCCAGCCCGCAAGACGGCGGCAAGACGCAGAACGCGCAGGAGAACAATCCGGTCAACGGCGAGGATGCCAAGGCGATGCTCGCCGAATTCAAACGGCTTTACCGGTATGACGCGCAATTCCACGCCGAGTGGGACGCGCTCACCAAGGAGGAAACATCATGAGGCTTGATTTCAAGGGCTTCGAGCTGAAATCCCTTGATGACAGTCAAGGCGAGGGAGTGTTCAGCGGCTACGCCAGCACGTGGGGCAAGGATTTGTACGATGACGTGATCGTCAAGGGCGCTTTCGCTGGCACGTTGGAGAAGGATTACGGCGGCACTGGCGCTGGCATCCCGATTCATTGGCAGCACAAGGACGACAAGCCGACCGACATCATAGGCGAGACGTTGAGCGCCGTGGAGGACGAGCACGGATTGCTCGTCACGGCGCGTCTTGACCTTGACCTGCCGGAAGGCAAGCGCGCCTATGAGCTTCTGCAGCGTGGCCTCATCCATCAGATGAGCATTGGCTTCATCGCCGAGGAGACTGCTTTCGTGCAGGACGGCAAGAGCGCTTGGGACGGCTACCGTGAAATCCGCCAGGTGAAGCTCTTTGAAATCTCCCTCGTGCAGGTTGCCGCGAATCAGGGGGCCGAGGTGCTTGAGGTGAAAAGCGGACGCGCGATCAGCGCTTCCAACGAGAGCAAGCTTCGTGCCGCGTTGGACAGTCTGCACGAGGTCTTGGATGGCATCGATTCCGACAACAAGAAGCCGGACGACGACACCGATGACTCCACGGATGATTCCAGCGACCAGCCGGACGATTCCACGGATGACCCGAAGAAGAAAGACCAGAAAAGCTTTGACCCGCAGTGGGCCAAGGAATACCAAACCATCAGCGACTTCTTCTCGCTGGAACATTAACCGAAAGGAGTGCCATGAATCTCATGGACAATCTCGCCGTCGAGAAGAAGGCGGCACAGTCCATCCTTGCCAAGGGAATGGATAACATCACCGAAAAGGAGCAGGAGGAGCTGAAGCATCATTACGCCGAGGCGAAGAAGCTGCAGGAGCGTATCGACCTGTTCAAGGAGGCCGGAGAAGGACTCGACCGTCTCGCCGGAACCTCGAAGACCGAACGTAAGGGCGTCGAGGCGAAGACCCTCGGCGACTTCTACGTCAAGTCCCTGCAGGAGAAGGGCTTGAGCGTGCTCGCCACCAAGGGAGGCCTGTTCTCCACTCCGGAATTCAAGGCCGCTTCCGACACTCAGGCCACAGGCGGAGCGTCCGGAGCCTACGCGCCGTATCTCACCCAGACCGACCAGAACGGCGTATGGCCGTATGAGCGTCCGCTCGTCATCGCCGACCTTTTCGCGTCCGGCACCATGAGCGGCACCACCATCAAATACCCGGTCTACGGCTCCCTCGAAGGCAACGCCGAAACCGTCGCCGAGGGCGCGCAGAAGCCTCAGATTCACATGCCGGATCCGACTTGGGTGTCCGACAGCCTGCACGAGGTCGCCGCATGGTGGAAGATCACAGACGATATGGCGGAAGACCTGCCTTTCGTCGTGTCCGAGATCAACCAGCACGCCCAGTACAACCTGAAGCTGCAGGAGGAGATTCAACTCCTGTCCGGCGATGGCACTGACCCGAATCTCAATGGCATTCTGAACCGCGAAATCCAGACCAAGGCGCAGGCCGACGATTCCGACCCCGACCGCATCTTCGCGGCCACCACCGATATCGCCACCGCGACCGGCTTCTCCGCCGATGCCGTGGTCATCAATCCGGCGGATTATCAGGCCATCCGCCTGTCCAAGGACGCGAACGGCCAGTACTTCGGCGGTGGCTTCTTCGCCGGACAGTACGGCAACGGCGGCATCATGCAGAACCCGCCGCTGTGGGGACTGCGCACCGTCGTGACCGAGGCGGTGCCCAAGGGCACCGCGCTCGTCGGCGCGTTCAAGGCAGGCGGCACCATCTATCGCAAGGGCGGTCTGACCGTCGAATCCACCAACAGCCACGAAAACGACTTCACCAACGACAAGATCACGTTCCGAGTTAAGGAACGCCTCGCCCTGCAGGTCAAGTATCCGAAGGCTTTCGTCAAGGTCGCACTGGGAAAAGCCTCGAAGTGACGCCTGACGCCGAGAGTATCGCCGTCACACCCGACGCCCTCGCGATGAGGGTCGGCGAGACGGCGAGACTCGAGGTGTCAGTCCTCCCAGCCGAAGCGTCACAGGAGTTCACGGCCCGAATCGCAGACCCGAGCATCGTAACCATCGAAAGCGAGGGGCTATGAGCGTCGTATCCTCCACGGGGGCAATCCCCGACATGATCCAGGATCCGACAGTGTTCGACGCGGACGGGACATTCTGGGTCAAGGCGGCGCAGGCGGCCATCCGTCGCACGTGCGGCTGGCATATCACGCCGAACATCGAACTGTCGGGCGTGGTCAATTCGCGGGGAGGCAAGGTGATTCGCCTCCCCGCACGCCATGTCACGTCGGTGGATGAGCTGACCGATATCGCCGGCAACCGGCTGCACTACGCCTACGACCCCGCCACGGGTTTGGTGGAATGCACCGCCGGCGTTTTCCCGGCCGGCGTGGCCACGATACGCTACCGCATCCACGCCGGTTATGCGCCGGACGAGGTGCCGGATGTACAGGGGGTGCTCATCAACGCGGCGAAACGGGCCAGCAGCGCAGCCGCCGGCATCGTCCAATCCCAGTCGGTCAACGGCAGCAGCGTCACCTACAACGTGACCCTGATGGCCGACGAGCTGGCGAAACTCGACCGGTACAAGCTGGGAGCATTGCCGTGAGCATCATCGATGACATCAACGCCTCCGGCCTGCCGGCGGCCACACGGTTCGTGCGTCTGCGCGCCTCACGCAAACCCGACCCGTACAATCCCGCGCAGACCACCGAGGACTGGACGAAACCCGTCGAATTGGAAGTGCGAGGAGCTTTGGCTTCGAGCAGTTCGACTCGCACACCCGACGTTTTGGACGTGCAGACCACGTCGACTGCGGTGCTCACCGTGGCCGACCCGAACGCGGACATCCGGCTTGGTGACCGTATCCGACCCGAACCGGCCGATGGCCGCATGTGGGAGGTCAGCGGCTTCCCCAGCCGCGATGCCAACGCCTTTACCGGCTGGCAGCCCACATTGGAAGTCCAGCTCACCGAGTGGAAGGGGTAGCCGATGGCCGGAAGCGGACAGACCAGCATCAAGTTCAACGACGCGTTTTTCGACCAGATCCTCAACTCGGCCGGCGTCAGGGCCCTGACCCGTGGAGCCGCCGAAAAGGCGCTCGGAGTGGCCAAGGCCAACGCGCCCGTCGATACAGGAGCCTACCGCGACGGCCTGCAGGTCGAGGCCGTCCAACGCGCGCACCGCACCACCTTCATGGTGGTCGGCCATGATCCGAAGACCATGCTGGTCGAATCCAAGACCGGCAATCTCCGCAAGGCGTTGAAGGCGGCGAAGACATGACATTGATACTGCCTCCCGACATGGAGGCTTTCCTCTGTGATTACCTGCGCACTCATATCACCGATGTGGATGGTTTGCAGGTGGGCAGCAAGAAGCCTCCCGACTATCAGGGCGCGTATCCGCTCGTCACCGTCCGGGACGATGGCGGCAACGCGGACGGGCTCGGCCATTTCGACCGTTCGATTGGCGTGAACGTGTACGGATGGAGCCGTCAGGACGAGAAGCCGTGCAAGACTCTCGCCCGTCGCGTCTACGCGACGCTCACCGAACATCCGGCCATCGCCCTCGCCAAGGGCTCGCCAATCGTTTCCGTGGATGATTCCGCGTGCAACGGGCCCTACCCGGTGTCCGACGATTCCGACACCGCGCACTACTACCTGATCGTCGAATATTCGACGGTTGGCGAACACTAACCAATCCCTTAACCGTTTGCCTAGACCCTGCATGCGTTGCGGGGTCTTTTCATTTTGAAAGGACAATGGAATGACAGCAGACAACCAGGGCAACGACCTTGATTCTGTCAAGAACGTACTCACATCGAAAATCATCGTCGCCCCCTATGTGCCAGGCAAGACGCTGACCGCCTCGCAGATCGCGCCCTCCGTGGCGGACCCGATCACCGAACTCGGCGACGTGTTCGGTTCCGGCTCCGCCGCCGTGGGCCTTATCACCAGCGACGGAGCGCCGCAGGATGCGCGTGACGGCGACGACGCCACCGAATTCCATCAGCCGGGCTACACGCTCAACGCCGACCCGACGCTGACGCTCGCGTTCACCGCCGCCGAGGACAACGACCTCACCCGCCTCATGACCATCGGCAGGCCCGATGAAACCGGCGTCTACCACGTCAAGGACATCATCCAGGACACCAAATGGTTCGCCTATCAGGAGACCATCTACAAGTTCGGCCGCAAACGCCGTCGTCTCGGCGTCATCCAGATCACCGGCAACGAGCCGGCGCAGGATACGCGCGGCGAGGTGTCCGGCCTCTCGCTGACCGCCACATGGCAGCTCGATCCCGCCGTGGACGGCGGCAACAGCCGCTACCTGCAGTCCTACGCGGCGGTCTGACATCAGCACTCTTCCCCGCATGACCTCTCTCCTGTCGGCATGCGGGGAGCCCCAACACCAACGACGGGAGAAACACGTATGACAGGAGAACCATCATGGCAAAGCAGCAGAACACGGCACCCTCGATCGCTGAATTCGAGGATTGGGACGAGACCAAGGAGACCGAGGCCCTCGCCGAGGTCGCCAAGCAGATCAAGGTGCGCCACATCATCAAGGACAACGAATACTGGGCGCTGGCACCCGGCGGCACCGTCTACAAGCTGCCCCTCTATCTTTCCATCGCCGACTTCGAGGCCCTGTCCGGCGCTTCCACCGACACCGACAGCCTCGACCAGGTCAAACGCATCCTCACCGTGTTCGCCGGAGACGAGCAGGCCAAGCAGCTCGAAAGGGAGCCCATGCAGGTCGCGTTCAACCTCATCCAGGACTACGGGGAGACGCTCGCCAAATCACAGGGCGTCGAACTGGGAAAATCGCCGACTTCTGCCGAATCCTCAACTCCGATGACGGAGTAAAGGTCCGAGCGGACTTCGCCCGATTCGGGTGGAGCATCGAACACGATCTCGGCCGGCGTCTCCCCTACCGTGACGCCATCGACCTGTACACGGCGCTGTGCGGCGACCCGTCCTCCTACACGGGAGCCTCGCTCATCGGCCTCATGTTCCCCATGAGCGCCACCGACATCACCGTATTGCAGTTCCTCGGCGCTTCCACGCTGCTCGGCGACGTGGACGGCGAACCCGAAACGGACGAGCCCACCGCCGAGGAGATCCACGAGGCCGAAACGCATATGAGCAAGCTCTTCGGATAAACAACCATCAACTAAGAGGGGAGTCGCCTTATGGCTTTCGGATCGGAAGTGGGAACCGGCCACGTGTCGATATTCCCCTCGATGAAGGGCTTCCGCAGCGCGGTCGACAAGGAGATGCGGGGGGCCGGCAAGTCCGGTTCCAACCGTTTCTCCCAGGCGTTTGGCAACGGTTCGAAAATCGGCAAATCGTTCGGCGGCAGCTTCAAAAAGGCATTCGGTTCGAGTGCCCGGGGCGTCGCCGACGATGTGCTGGAACCGTTGAAGCGTGACGCGGCGCAGGCGTCCTCCAAGGCCAGCGCCGCGCTCCTGAACTACCGTCAGGCCACGGTCAACGTGCAGCAGGCGCAGGAGAGGCTCAACTCGGCCATCGCCAGATACGGGTCGGATTCGACTCAGGCGCAGACCGCCTCCATCAATCTCGAAAAAGCCCAGTTGCGTCAGGCCACCGCTCTCGACAAGTCCAACGACGCCGCCGAACGGCTCGCGGACGCGAAGAAGGCGCTCAAGGCCGCCGAGGACGAACTCGCCAAGGGCACCAACACCGTATCCGGTTCCATGAAGACGATGGCAAGCTCGTTCTCGGCTGGATTCTCGAGCATCAGCCGGGGCCAATCCACCTTCACCGGACTCTCTGGAGCGCTCGGCAGCCTCGTGCGTAGCCTGCTCGGCGTAGACGCCATTTGGAAACCGCTCGGCTCCAAGATAGCCGGATTCGCGAACAAGGCCGTATCCTCATTGAGCGGTTTCGCCGTGCAGGTCGGCGCGAAAATCCAAACCGGACTCAAGGGAGCCATCAGCGCCGCCCAGCAAACCCTCAAAGGCTGGGGCGGCAGCATCGCAGCCACCGTGTCAGGCATCGCCAAACCAATCGGCGCGGCAATCACCGCATGGACGCAACCGATTCGCGACTGGGGAAGCAGAACCGGCAACACCATCAAAACGGCAGTCGCTACTTGGACCGCACCCATCCGCTCATTCGGCGGCAAAATCGGCTCCGCCATCGGAGATGCCGCAGGAAAAGTAGGGCAGAAACTCGCACCGGTAGCCAACGTAGCCAAGAACTACTTCGGCAACATCGCCACCGCCGCCGGAGCCGTATGGTCCAAACTCCCAGCCGGAGCACAGACCGCCGCCGGGGCAATCGGCAGCACGCTCGGCAACCTCGCCTCCAGCGCAGGCAACTCGTTCAAAAACCTCGCCCAAAACGCGGTCGCCCATATCAAGGGCCTCGCCACGGGAGCGGTCGCCGCCATCGGAGCAGGTGTAGCAGCCATCGGCGGCACGCTGGTGGCCACCGGCAAGCAGGCGTTGGGCGCGTATGCCACGTGGGAGCAGGCGGTCGGCGGCGTCGACACCCTGTTCAAGGGCGCTTCCGGCACTGTGCAGAAGTACGCGGCCGAAGCGTACAAGACGGCCGGCGTCGGCGCGAACGACTATATGAACCAGGTCACGAGCTTCGCGGCCTCGTTGGTCAGTTCGCTTGGCGGGGACACCGCCAAGGCCGCAGAGATGGGCAATCAGGCCATCATCGACATGTCGGACAACGCCAACAAGATGGGCACCGACATCCAGACCGTCCAACAGACGTATCAGTCGCTTGCTCGCGGCAATTACGCGATGCTGGACAACCTCAAGCTCGGCTACGGCGGCACCAAGACGGAAATGCAGCGGCTCATCGCCGACGCGAACAAGCTGCCGGGCGTGATGAAGGAAGGCAACGACCTTTCCATCGATTCGTTCGCCGACGTGACCGAGGCCATCAGCCGAGTGCAGAAGAGCCTCGGCATCAGCGGCACGACCGCCAAGGAGGCGGCGACCACCATCGAGGGGTCCGTGAACTCGATGAAGGCCGCATGGCAGAACTGGCTCGCCGGACTGGGCAACGAGAACGCCGACATGGGCGCTCTCAGCCAGCAGCTCGCCGACTCCATCGGCACTGCGTTGAAGAACATCCTGCCTCGCGTGAAGGTCATCGCCCAGAGCGTCGTCAAAGCCATCCCGAGCCTGTTCTCGGATCTGGTGACGCTCCTGCCTGAACCGTTCCAGAACGCGGTCAACGCCATCGGCAGCGTATTCAACGGGCTCGGCGAGATATTCAAACCCGTGCAGAGCGCCATCGCCCCTCTGATAGCTGCATTCATGGCCCTCGGAGCAGGCGGCATCGCACCATTGCTGTCCAAGATTCCGTTGCTCGGCGGGGTGCTCGGCGGATTGTCCGGCCCGTTGAGCGCGTTGGGCGGACCCATCGGCATCGTCGTCGCAGCGTTGGGCACGCTCATCGCCACGGTGCCGGAACTGCGCAACGCCTTCGGCACGCAGGTCACCGGCGCGTTCAACCTGTTCAAGAACACGATCGCGGGAATGAAGCCGACGTTCGATGCGTTCGGCAAAAGCCTGCAGGACATGTTCAAACAGGTCATGCCGGTGATCACCGCTTCTGTCGCGGAGCTCATCCCAGTGTTCGGCGACATACTCCAGTCGCTGGCACCGCTCATCCCGACGATCATCGAACCGCTCATGAACGCGCTCAGCTCGCTCATGCCGCTCATCGGCCAGCTCGTGTCCAGCCTGCTGCCACCGTTGGCGGACATCATCGCCGCGCTGCTGCCGGTCGCCTCGCAGATCGTGTCGATGATAGGCCAAGTCATCAGCCAGCTCGCCTCCGCGCTCGTCCCGGTAATCCAGCAGGTCATGGATTTCGTTAGCCAGCTGGTCACCGCCATCACGCCGCTCATCCAACAGCTCGTGCCAGTCATAACCGATGCGGTCTCGGGCATCACAGGCATCATCCAACAGCTGATGCCGGTCATCCAGAGCATCATCAGCGTGGTCGGCTCGGTAGTGAGCGCAATCATCGGATTCATCACCGGTACGTTGTTGCCTGCGGTGCAGGCGATGCTCCCATATGTGTCGGGTGTCATCGACGGCATACAAGGCGTAATCCAGGGCGTGGTCGGCGTTATTTCCGGTGTCATCAGCATGGTCACCAACCTCATCAACGGCAACTGGTCGGGAGCTTGGAACAGTTTCAAATCGATTCTTTCCAACGCGGCCGGAGCGGTCGGCGGCTTGGTGTCGGGCATCGTGAGCGCCATCAAGGGCGTGTTCGCCGGAGCTGGCTCGCTGCTCAAAAACGCCGGCTCGCAGCTCATCAGTGGTCTGTGGAACGGCATCAGCGGTGCCATCGGCGGATTGTACGACAAGATCAAGGGCGCGCTTTCCGGACTGGTCGATAAGGCGAAGGAAGCGCTCGGCATCCATTCGCCGTCCCGCGTGTTCCGCGACGAAGTCGGCCGCTACATCCCGCCCGGCATCAGCGAGGGCATTGACAAGGCCACCCCCGCATTGCAGCGTGACATCGCGAAGCGGATGCAGGGTGTCACGGCCGCCGCACAGTCGGCATTCCAGCCGATGACGTTGCGCTCCGCCATTGGTGTGGAGGGCTCCGCCCCATTGCCTGAAACCGGGAACGGGCTCGCAGACCTCGCGTCGATGCTTGTGGAGCTTCGCGGCCTGCGCTCCGACCTGCAGGCATTGCACGGTGATTTGGGGCCGACCATCGCTAAGTACACGCCATCCATGACCATCCGCGAAGAGAAGCGCAGGCTTGGTCTCGTCTAAAACAGGAGGACAGTCATGCAGTCGATGACCTACCGGCGAGGCGGAGGATCAAGCCGCGCCGTTTCGGCTGGGGCCGTTGATCTCATCGACCCGGCCGGTCTCATGGTCAAACGCATCGAGAGCCTGCGCACGCACGCGTGGGAGGTGAAGTTGGCCGCGCACGGCATTGACTCCGCCTCCCTCAACGCGTCAAGCGTCCAATTGGAGGCCACATGCGCCGACCTCAACGTGCTGGACGTGGCGAGCGAACTGTTCGACGCGGACGTCAAGGCCGTGGCGTCATCCCGCAGCAAGGACGACGCCGGCCTGCTCACCGTGGACGGCTGGTCGCAGACCGCGCTCATCACCGGCATCGAACCATCCTATGATCCGCCCGGCCCCGCGAAGTACGCGCTCACGGTCGCATTGCTTGACGGCCTGTGGCACAAGCGTGACGACGTGCAGCATTTCTGGTCGGATGCGCTGCAACCGGGCCTCGACCTTGATTACCCGCACGATTACCCTCACGACTACCTGCCAACGGTACGAAACGCTTCGGTCGTGAACGATGCCGTCTCGCCGATGCCGTTCGAACTGGTGGTCTACGGGCCGGTTTCACAGCCAGCCATCATCATCGGCGGCAACCGGTACGCGCTCGACGTGGACATCCCCTCGGGCTCGTATGTGACCGTCAACAGCGTGGAGGGGCAACGCAGCATCGTCATGACCGCCGAAAACGGCGACACCACGAACGTGTTCGACAAGGGCGAACGAGGCAGCGGCCTCAATGGCGGCACTTATATTTTCCAGCCGTTGCCGGCCGGGGAACACCAGGTGCAGTGGAACGGGTTCGGCTTTGACCTGACAGTGATCCAGGAGAGGAGCACGCCGTCATGGTGGATCTGATTATCACCGATTCCAAGCACGTCGATGTCCGTTCCGCCGTCGACTACACTCTGGATTGCGCGTGGGGCAAGGAGGAAAACGATTTCGAACTTGTCGTGAGCGGCGCGTCCACCATCGATGCGGGTGCCTATATCTACATCGGCGGCAGCGAATGCGGTGGCGTGGTCGATGCGATGGAAGACCAGCTCACTGCCGGCGTCAGCACCCTCACCTACTCGGGGCGCACGTGGCACGGCGTGCTCGCGAACAAGATCCTCGAGCCGAATAGGGGCAGGGATTATCTCACAGTGAGCGGCGCGGCCAGCACGGTCATCGGCTCGCTTATCAGCCGCGTAGGGCTTGATTCGGTGTTCGACGCGGTTGTACCGCCTGACGGCAGTGGCGACCCGACCATCAAACAATACCAGTTCGACCGCTACGCGGACTGCTATACGGGTTTGCAGAAGATGTGCGCGGCCAACGGACTGAAACTCAGGCTCGCTTATGCGTCTGGCCGGGTCAACATTTGGGCTGAGCCGGTTGCGCATTACAGCGATGCGATTGACAGTGACCTCATCGATTTCGACGCGACCCGCACGTGGAGGAAACCGAATCATCTCATAGGCCTAGGCAAGGGCGATTTGGCGGCCCGCGTGGTCGTCCACTGGTATGCGGACGCGAAAGGCAACGTCAGCCAGACCCAGTCGCTCAGGGGCGTGGACGAGATAACGCAGGTCTACGACTACAGCAACGCCGAAACCGCCGAGCTGAATCAGAAGACACGTGAGAAGTTGCAGGAACTGCAATCCGAGGGTGACGTGAAGGTCACCGTCCGTGATGACGCGAACGTGGTGTTCGACGTGGGCGACACCGTGACCGCAAGGGATAATCTCACCGGCATCACCGTCAACGCTTCGATAACCAAGAAAATCGTCAAGGTCTCGGGCGGCGTCTTGTCCGTCGATTACGAGGCCGATTAGGAAGGGGGCCATTATGGCGCGTATCGACAATGCGACGGTCATGCAATGCGACCGTTGCGGCAGAAACAAATGGTACAAGGACTTGGACGACCCGGATATCAAGACGTGGTACAACGTCAACCGGTTGGACTCCACCGGCACGGGCCACGACTACCTGTTTTGCGATCAGGATTACGCGGACTATGTGAACAAGCTCAAGGACTTTGATAACAGCTTCGACAGTTGGATGCAGAACGGAGGCAAGCGGAATGACTGAACTCGTCACCGGTCATGCGGGCAAGGCGCACGCGACAGCGGAGCAGGCGGCGGGATTGAACGCCGGCATTCTCGGCTTGGATGATTATGTCCTGAACGTGCACGACAAGCTCAAGATCACGGTCGTTTCGGCGAACAAGGTGACCATCGGCACGGGCGAGCTGGTCATGCAGGGCCGTCACGTCAGCCAAGGCACGCCCGAGGACCTGATCGTCACCAACGGGTCGCAGGGTCAGAAACGCAACGACCTCATCGTATGCCGCTATGCGAAGGGCTCGCAGAACATCGAGAGCGCGAAACTGGTCGTGGTCAGGGGCACGCCCACCACGGGCACGCCCACCGACCCCGCCGTGAACACCACCAGCCCGTTGGACGGGGGCACCACCTACGACATGCCCTTGTACCGCATCCCGCTGGACGGCATCACCATCGGCACCCCAGTCGCATTGTTCAACGTGTTGAAGCCGATGAGCGACGTGTGGGATTCCCTAACCCAGACCGAAGTGCTGACGCTGATTAACTCCACTTACGGTACCGTCAAAGGCTACCGTCGCGGCTCGCTCGTCACGTTGCGCATCGACTGGAAGTCGTCGGCGTCCGGCGCGTGGAGCACCGGCAATTTCGGAACCCTGCCCGAAAGCTGGCGTCCTCCAATGGATTTGAATTTCTCATTTGGCGGACGCGACGGCGCGAACCAGAAGATCATCAACGTAAACGCGAACGGAACCATGACCTACGCCAATCAGGGCGGCACGCAGGGCACGAACGCGTTCGGCATGACCGTCTCATACGCGCTATGACCCGTGGGGTCACTGCAAGACAGTGCAACCGCCTGAGCCAGTGTCCCGAAGCTATGCGGCGGGCATCGGGTCGGCGGTCCTCCATACGCCGGTGCATCCCGCGTACGCGCTGTTCGGATTGCCAAGCATCGTGACGGTGCCATTGGCCTCGCCGTAACAGATGAATGTCGTTTCACCACCGAAAACGGCCACGGGCGTATTGGCGATGACGGGTCGATACCCTTCGGGGAGCTTCTCCTGAGCCTTCGTGTAATTGTTCTGCCCGCTACTGTTGAATTTTACGTTGCCACCCATGAAACAGATATCACCGATGCGCGTAAGCAAAATGCTGTCGCTGCTGTAAGGTACTCGCCACGTCGTAGAACGCTGGGTTAGGGAAAACTATTGCCTGTTCCAGATTGCGATCCAGCTTCCGAATATCGCGACCCTCCCGCACCAGCGGTTGTCTTTGGTGTTCCACAGGCGGAAGCGTATCTGGTTTACGTCGCTGGTATCCCAACGTTGTGCGGTGTACTCGCCGGCCTGGCTGAAACCAGTGCCGAACGGCCCAATCGTGTAGGCCGCGTAATCGGCTTTCTTCCCGTTTGGGGATTGGACGTTGATGTAGAATGTGCCGTCATCATTCGTGGTGATGGTATGGCCTCCGCACAGAATATACGGCATTCGGGTTAGGGAAACCCGCTCAGGCTATTAGGGCTCGTTCCCAGAGGCGTTGCGCGTCTCGCAAAGCCGTGATATCCGGTTTGAGGTAGTACTTCGCGGTGGTTTTGATATCGCTGTGGCCGAGCATTTTCGACACGATGGCGATATCCGCTCCCGCCGCCAGAGTGTTCGTCGCCCATGAGTGGCGCAGGTTGCGTGCGGGCACATGCGGCAGGCTATACCGCTTGCACCAGCCCTTGTACTGGCGTGCCACCTGTGGCGGGGTGAGGGTGCCGATGAGTCGCCCCCCTTCGCGTGGTTTGATTTCGCGCAATCGTTTGACCGCGAAGCGCGGCAACGGGAGTGTGCGGCGGGACAGTTCGGTTTTAGGCGGCACTGTGACCTCATGCCCGCTCACCCATTGCAGGCCACGCTCCACGTGCAGGACACCTGAGCGCAGGTCAATATCCGACCATTCAAGCCCGTAGCCCTCTTCGGTGCGGAGTCCGCATGAGACGGCGCAGATAAGCCACGCCTCAAGCGGATGGTCGTAAAAGCCCTGCAACAGCGATCGCTGCTGACGGATGCCCAATATCACCGGCTCGTAATGCGGCTTGGCCGGCAACTGGATATCGCGTCTCGTGATATCCACGTCCAAGAGATTCCAGCGGATAGCCCGCCTCAGTATCGCGCGTAGTACGGCCCATGCCTTGCGCGCCGCGCCCGAACTGGCGAACCCGGCGAGCCACTTGTCCACCAATTCAACGCTTATCGATTCCATCTGCATTGCGCCGAACCTCGGGGCCACGTGCAACCGCCACGCCGACTCATAGCCGACACACGTGCTCTCACGCAGATTCCGCGTGCAATGCGGCCAAAACCGGTCGTTCCAAAACTCTTGTAACAGCATTTTCAACCTCCGAAAACCCACACGCCCGTTGGCCTATCCAACGGGGACGAACGTGTGGGTTTTCCCACCGTAAAGGAGCTTTCCAATGTCTTTGCTCACTCACGTCGTCGATTGGCTCGTGCCTTTTATCTGTGGCGGCGTGGCCACGGTTTTGGGCCTGATGTGGCGGTGGGGCAAAGCCATGGTCAACGGCCTGCGCGAGCTCCTGCTGTGCCAGTTGGAGGACCTGCGCCGCGAAATGGTCATCGAGCACGACGGAGTGGCGGACGAGGACCTCAAAGCACGCAGTCAGAGGCTTTACGACAGCTATCACAGCCTGGGCGGCAACGGCCACGGGACATCGCTCAACAATGACATCCAATCCGCGCCGATAGCGCCACGACAGTCCTGACCCACGACCGTGGGCCACAAACAATATCCATCCCAGAGAAAAGGGAAACATGGTCAACAATTTGAAACGTCATCCCAAGCCCTCGCTGCCGGACGAGCTTCGCCCGGACGTTGCACCGGAAACAATCATCGAATCCAATAAGGAGGAACAGTAATGACCCAAATCCATATTTCCATCAGGAAGCCGAAGACGGGCGGCTTGGACCCTGTGACCGGTACGCTGCGGTTCCGCCCGGTGCGTCGTCACTTCGACGCGGCGAAGAATCTTATTGTCGCGGCCTCGTTCGACGCGAATCTGTCCGAAACGGGTGAGCTGACGGTTGACCTGCTGCCCACGACTCCTGCGTTTGTGTGGCAGGTCATCGAGTTGGCGGACACGCCGCAGGCGTACACGCGCTACGTCGAGGTGCCGGACTCCCAGGCCAGGGTCGAGTACGCTGACCTTGTGGAGGTTGACGCCGGCACGTTCGTACCGAAGGACATGACAGGCTCCCAACTGCTGAAGGTTCGCCACGCTTCCACCCAGTCGGAGGCGGAGACGCTTTCCGCGCATTACCCGGACGAGCTGGTGTTCTTCGACGAAACCGCCAGCGTCGCGAAGGCCGCTGCGGCCTTGAGCACGCTGGAGTCCATCACGGCCGAAGCGCAGACGAACGCCGCTTTGGCGAAGAACGCCATGCTGAGCGCCCAGTCCTCCGCGGATTCCGCGACCGCCACCCAGTCCGATCTGGATGTCCTCGCGTCGAACGCCAGTATGGCGGCGGCTTCCGTCGCCAACGATTCGCAGACCGTGGCCGACACCGCTTCCATGGTCGCGGCGAAGGGCGAGACGGCCATCGCCGCCATCGATTCGACGGTGCGGGCGGTCAAGGACAAGGCCGAGAGCGCTTCCGCCGAACTGCCTTCCGCCGGCACCACCGAAGGCACCACGGAGGGAACCGGCAAGGACTCCGCCGGGGAGACGCCAGCCGGAACCGTGTCGGAGGAGCCCGCAGCCAAGGCCACTGTGAAGGGGGCCTGATCATGCCAGCCTTTTACGCCGGCAAACGTGTCGGCAAACCATTATTGAACGGCCACACGTACAACGCCCTATTCAACGGCAAACTCGTATGGCCCCTCGACAGGGACACGGTGGTCTCCATCGAGATCACGGATGATAAGGGCAAGCCGCTGCCCAAGTCGCTGGCCGTGTCCGGCACTTTGAAACTGGGGGCGAAGGCCACGTATGCGGACGGTCATGTTGGCGACCTGCTGACCACCAAGAACGTGACGTTCACAAGCCGGGACACTTCCACCGCCACGGTTTCGGGCAACACGCTCACGTGGAGGCATGGCGGCACGATTCTCGTCACGGCCACCGTCAACGGTTTCACTTCCGCCGCCGCGTCCATCATCGCGGCCTACGCGCCCGAGTCCATCAAGGTCACGGACGATTCCGGCAAACCCATCGACAACATCACCCTGCGCGTCGGCGAGAGCAAGAACCTCAAGGTGACGATCCTGCCCGATGCGGCATCGCAGGAGTATACGGCATCCATCAAGGATGTGAGTCTCGCATCAGTCAGACAACAGTAAGGGGCAATATCATGCCAACAACAACAGCGTTTAGGGGGGGGGCTAGTGTCCGCGCCCTCAAGGAGGGCGACACCTCCATCACCATCACCGCAGGCAGCATCGTAAAGACCATCCCGGTCAGTGTATGGGGAAACAAATGGGTGCTGCCCACCCTGCCCGTCACGCGCAACGGAATCACGTTCACCTCGGCCGGCGACGGCATGGTACACGCGAGGGGCACAGCGACCGACTGGGCGGTCATCCTCGTCACCCAGGACCTGCCGGCCGGCGAGTACACGCTCGAACACACGCTCGTCGACGGTGTCGGCCTGTTCTGCGAGCTCAAATCCACGGACGGCAGGATCGACCTGTTCTCGCATGGCACGGTCAAGGCGACGCTCCCGGCGGGCGACTACCAGATGTTCGTCAGTGTCTCGCCCGGCAGGACCGTGGACGCAACCATCACCCCAATTCTCAGGAAACTCAACTAAGGCCCCGATATTGGGGCCTTCACCATAAAAGGAGGCCCCAATATGGGCGCACTATCAATAACCGGTATCAAACCGGGGTCCACGAGTCTGAAACTGACCGCCGGCAAGATTACGAAAACCGTGCCGATTACCGTATTGTCGCGTAACCTGCTGTCCTACGGTCCCGCCGAGGGCAGCGGTTTGACCGCCACCGTCAACAGTGACGGGTCATTGCATGTCACCGGCACCGCCACCGGTCAATGGCGTGGCCTGTCGTGGACGTTCCCATGCCCGGTACAGGGCACCGTGAAACTCAGCGGCACTAGTATCGCCGGTTTGAGCTTCAACATCAAGTGCCTCGACGCCAAGGGGCAGCAACTGGGAGCCCAAATGAACTTGGGTAACAGTGTCATGGCAATCCCTGCCGGCACCGTCAGCCTGTTCCTCAACGTCATCTCCACCGAGGCCACGCCCACCGCGAAGACCGGCGACCTCCGAATCCAGCTCGAATCCGGCGACACCGCACACGATTGGATGAAACCCGACAACACAAGCCTTAAGGGGGGGTTATGAATTAGCGAACCTGTATCCGCGTGTCACCGGACTGCCTAAAACATTAGGCGCCGACCCGGGTGTTATGGTCACGGAACCATCGCCGGGCACGTACCGGTTCAAAGGCTCCACCACACAAAAGGTTGACTCGTGGGATAGCGTGACATGTTCCGTCCATGTGGACGCGGGCACGTACACGCTGGACGCCACGGACTGGCCGCTGGGCAACGATTCATGGCTGATGGGCATACAAGCCTATATCTCCCACGACGACGGGAGCGAAGGAGCAAGTGTGTTCGGACCTCGTAACTATGGGCAGAAAACCTTGAAGGCCGGCACTCTCCGATGCAACATTTTCGTCAACACCACGGGCGAGGTCGATAAGACGTTCACTCCCCGCCTGTACAAGATCGACTGATTTTAGCCCCACACCATACCGTGTGGGGCTTTTCCATTGACGGCCCCGAGTGGGCCCCGATAATCCTGACCCACGACCGTGGGCCACAAAACAATATTCACCTCAGAGAAAGGGGAAAAATTGGTTAAAAACAAGGACAAGCCGTGGTGGAAGCGTCTGCTCGCCAAGATCACGGCACTAGCCGCCGCCGTGTGCATGATGCTGCTCCCGGCGACCGCGCACGCGGACATGCAGGGCGTGGACATGAGCAACTGGCAGTGCGGCGCTGACGTGTATAACATGCAGGCGGACTTCGTGGTGGTCGGCACCACATGGGGCACCGGACAGGTCAACAACAACTGTTTGGTCTCCGGTGTGAACACGGACGCCAACCGCATGATCTACCAGGCGCAGGCATCCGGCAAGAAATTCGGCCTCTACCATTACGCGATGGGCGGCAACCCGGAGGCGGAAGCCCAATTCTTCTATCGCAACACGTCGAACTATTGGCGTCACGGCATCGTGGCGCTCGACTGGGAGCTAGACGATAATCCCGCATGGGGTAATTGGGATTGGGTACGCCGATTCATGGCGGAGTGCGAACGGTTGAGCGGCGGTGTGCGCCCATTGCTGTACACCGGCCCGGTCGCCGGCACCATCCCGCAGGACATCCGCGACCGGTACGGTTTGTGGATCGCCCAGTACGCGAACATGAGCCCGACCGGCTATCAGGCATCCCCGTGGATGCTGGGCGCATACGGCGAGGCCATGCGCCAGTACAGCGGTACCGGTGTCGTCAACACGTGGAGTCCGATTGACCTCAATCTGTTCCGTGGCGAGGCATGGCAGTGGGATTTGTACGCCAACCCCACCGGCTCCACAGCCCCGGCCCCGGCAACGCCCGCGCCCGTGCAGCCGAGCACTCCCCCGGCCAACACGGGTGGCATCAGCCACGTCATGCAATGGGGAGAAACCATCTGGGGACTCGCCGTAGCCTACAACGCATGGCCGTTGTCCGCATGGCACACGCCTTCCGGTGACATCAACCGCTACTACGTGGGCGACGTCGTAACCTACGGCGGCGGCACCACCACGGCCGCGCCGTCCAACGGGGTTTCCAAGACCCTCCAGTACGGCGACACCGTGTGGGATTTCGCCACCGCGCACGGCTACAACGTCTCCCAGTGTTCGGTACCCTCCGGCAACATCAACGTCTACTATCCCGGTGACGTGGTGACCTGCCGCTAAAACCAACCGATGCCGCCATTACTCCCGATGGCGGCATCACCCATCATCATCCTTTCTTTGATCGGAGCAAACATGACCGACAGCAAAACCCCGGCCGACACCGGCGAAACACTCCCCGGCATCGACACGGGCGACTGGCCCGAGACGGCCGACGTCACCCATGACGTGCCCGACTGGCTCATCCCCAGCCGCGTCTACGACATCCTCAAATGGCTCGGCCTCATCGTCCTGCCCGCACTCGCCCTGTTCGTCAACACGGTCGGCCCCGCATGGGGCTGGCCTCACGTGGACGCGATAGTGACCACGCTCAACGCGCTCGGCATCCTCGCCGGCGCACTCATCGGCGTCAGCGCCATCAAACAACGCCTCGACCGCGCCGCATGA